CAACAAAATGGCTGAAGAGAGAAAACAATTGGAAGATTCTGTAAAAAGCAAACCATGAATGTTTACGTAAAAAACTTCCTTCGCTTTTGCTTTATCATGATCATTCAGATTTTGATCCTGAATAAAATTACCTTGCGCTGGTGGTCCCAGCCTTCCGGCTTCCCTATTTTCATACCTTATGTTTACCCGCTATTTATATTACTACTTACTTTTGAAACACCCGTTTGGTTGCTTATTATTCTTGGCTTTATTACCGGTATTACAGTTGACGCATTTATGAACACTGCAGGTATACATGCCTGCGCTACTGTATTCATTGCCTATTTACGCACCAATGTGCTGAATGCCCTATTACCTAAAAATCTGTCAGAATATCCCAACCAATCCCCATCAATAAAAAATATGGGGTGGATGCCGTTTTTAGTTTACAGTGGATTTCTGATACTACTACACCACATAGTATTCTTTACGATAGAGTTGTGGAATATATCAAACATCGGCTATCTGCTATTGAAAATTGCAGCATCTGCAGTTACTTCTATGTTATTTATAATAGCTTACCTACTATTGTTTACAAGACAGAGCGTAGGAAAAAATTAAGATTAAATCCCATAATAGCTCTTTGTATTTGTTTCTAATTTCGTCATATCAGTGTCGCTTATATAGGACGAATAAACTATGCTCTCCAATATCTTACCATCCAGCTCTGTACCTGGGTAGCCCTTACCTATATAGAAATTACCGGTAGCGCCTCCTGATGTGGAGCCAGTCCCACCGATTGCCAGCGTTTGTGCAACTCCACCGACATGCATTGAGAGTGGCAACACTCCGTTCTGGAAACGAATAGATATGGGTTTGTAAATGTTATTACTCATTGCGTTAATTGGGCTAGTAGCGCTGAAATTTGTACCCAGTGAACTATCACCAACCACAGTTTGTACTTTACCGGTCTGTACGTTATCGCCAAAATACGTTTGCAGGATAAGCCCCCACATAGTAAGATTTAGACCACTGATAGCGCTACCGCAAGCCGCTTGACTGTTAAGATTGACGTTTGTAGTAAGATAAGAACACAACACTGAGAATGCCGACGGCTTAGTACCTGTTAAGGTCACTTGCAGCGTCACAGCGCTTGTTTTGGTGAATACCATAGCAGGCAGCCCGTTTGGCTCTATAAGACTTAAAAGAGGCTGATTTGCCGCCATAGTCTGTACCGCATCGTGGCCATTGCCTGTTTGGTCGTAGAGCTTTACCACGTAGCCCGTAGCCCCGCCAAGGAAAGTAGTAAGCGTAGGTATGTCAAGGCCATTATCCAGCGTATAACCTATATCACTTTCCGTATTGTCGCTATTGCGACGAATGCGACACAGCTTGCCTGTATAGGTAGAGGACAAGCGACGCAGACTATGTGCAAACCAGGCACTGCCCACTAAATCAAGTGGCATATCTGTAGGCACTTTAAAGTAGGTCGTTATCATGTAAATGATTTGTTTACCATTACGTAAAAGGTAGTACCGTTGTAGTAGATACTTACAAGGTCTGTGCTATTGGCCGCACCTGATAGCCCTACCATGCCGCCGCCGCTATTTACAGCTTTGCAGCCTGCCAGCGTTATAGTGCGGCTGCCTGTAGCGTCCTGCATTACCTCTAAAAGATAAAACTGCCCGGCCTGCATGTTGCTTATGCTTAGTGTTGTATTGCCTGTAAGGGTAAGCTTTGCCTGCTGACCTGCTGTCACGTCCCAATTAGTAATAGTGCCAAAGGTGAGTGTATTTACACCGAATGTTATGTTTGCTACGGGTATCGTTTCATTTTTCAGGAAGGCACTATCCAGCACGTCGGCAAACTGCTGCTGCGTTGGCTGGCCGCCTGTAGGGAAGTACCCTTTGAGCGTAGTTCTGTCTTTTATAGCCATTTTAATTGCTGTTTAAATATTGATTAATCAAGGGGAATAGTAACGTAAGCTTTAGCACTATAATTTGAAGCACCTTTTATTGGACCAATATTTATAGTTCCGTCAGTTGCTACCTCCCCATTTATTTGCTTAATGTAGTCTTTGCCTGTTGTATCAAGGATATAATTAAAAACGCTATGATATCGCACCAATATCGCAAAAGGCACTGTCTGCGATACGGGATAATAACCAACAGGTAGTGTTACCATTGTGAGATATTGCGGCGGGTCAATGGCCACAGATGAATCTATACTAACAGATATACGCAATTCAAGGGTATTGTTTAAAAAGTTCTTTCTGTAGTATAAATCGCCGCCAGCCACGCCACCGCCTACAGGTAAAGAAACGTGCGTTTCTGTAGTTTCGCGCAGGCCATTATCATAGTAGTAAATCTTTGTAGTGAGCGGTATAAATGTGGCGGTAAGCGTGTTAGCTCCTGAAGCAATAGTAACAGTACGAGATATTTTAGTATTATGGCTGCTGCCGTCAAAATAAGCTACAGGTGTATCTACTTCCTGTATGGAAAAACCATAGACAAGCCCACCCGTTAAGGTAGGTAATCCGCTCACATCTATATCCGTCGGGAAGCGCAGTATCTCGTTATTATACCACAGCCAGCCAGCTTTATATATACTGCCAGTGCCCGGGTTTATGCCTGTTAGTGCTACAGGTGTGTTTGGCGTATTTGCCAGGCTATCAGGCAGCAGCTTTGCACCAAGCATATTCATTACGGCAAGACTGTTTTGCTGTATCCAGTCGAGCATATCCTGTGTAAAGGGGAAGCCACCAGTTTTTGTTAAGTCTAATGTGTTCATATCTTATACTGTTACTATTGAATAATTATATTTTGAAGGAAGGCGAAAGCGGTCAATAAGCGCTTTCATATACACAGGATCATAGGTTACTATTGCAGGCACCTGCACTATAAAGTCATAGCCCGCCACCGTTTCAGCATCAGTATATAAATATTGCGGCAGGTTCTCACTATTCCTGTATATATACACGGGCTTACCCCCTGCCTCCCTGTAGATATACAAAGGGTCTTTATACACCGGGTCTGTTACACGTATGCGCTTTAGCGTGTTATCAAACATATCGTTAAGCACTGCCTGCAAGTAAACTACCTGGCTGCTATGGTTCAGTATATATAGGTTATCATAGCGTTGCTCCATAAAGGCATTATATACATACTGTACCGGGTTTATAAGCACAGTGAGCCAGCTTACCATTTTGGCATTGCGTAGCTGCGTTGGTATCAGCAGCTTTACCAGCGCGTTATAGTCAACATCAAATAAGGCCATGCGGTATAAAGTTTAGCGTAAGGTCTGTAGTGCGGTTTAGCACTCTTATATATCCTGCGTCGGGTGAACATTCTGTAGCTATCGCCGTATAGCCGCCACCTGCAATGCCTGTGTAATAGTATTGCGCACTTACCAGCTCAGGGATTATCACACCGTCCACCGCCTTTAGTGCTTCCAGCAGTTCAAAATTTATATACAGGCCATTGAAAGGAAGATTTTCAAGATAGTTGTCAATAGCGTCCTGAACGGGTGTACTGGCCGTACCGTCAAGCCTTGCCCCTGTGCCCTCCAGTACCAGGGCATTATAGTATATGTTCAGGTTCAGCTTTAGGCTATCAGGGTTTGCCGTTGTCATGGTAAGGCGCACCCCTGCATCTTTTATGGTCTGCATATAGGCAGTGAATGCAGTAAGCTGCGGTGAGTTAAGCGGCGCAAGGCTGCCGCCGCTTAGTGTTGCTACCTTTATGCGCAATCCTTTTATTCCGTTGGTGTATTCTATAGCAGCAGCATAGTTTACTATCTGTTTTGTAGTGTCTATTACGGCGTAGGTATCGCTATCCACTGCCAGCGCATCCCCATACTGAAAAGCCTTCGCCATAGTTGCATACCATTGCAAGGTATGTGGCTTCTGTGTGGCTATTATGCCTTTCACCTCAGCTACATGCAAGTCAAAAAATGTTTCTATCGTCCATTGGCAAAATGCTACTATGTACGTCCACAGCCGCCATATAGCCACATTGCTGGTACTGCTAAGGCCACTCAGGTTTGCGTCTGCATTCTTAGCGTCTATTATTGCCTGTTGTATTTGTGCTATCGTTCTTGCCATGTTGTTTATGATACTTTAAAATCTACTTCTACCTGCCAGTAGCCAATGCCTATATATAAATTAGGGTCGTCGCCTGTGCCTATTACCACAGCATTTTGCTTTATATAATTAAGCTGCGCCTGGTCAATTATTGCATCTACCGGTATAACGTAATCATCGTTAATATGTGGTGCATCTGTTATTCCTTTTCCATTAGCAGCAAGCACCTGGAATACTGACTCGACCGTACCAGTTGCCATTATGGCCACGTCCATCATTGTTTGATTAGGGGTAATACGCATCTATATTTATATTTCCGTTTGCTGTTAATTGTACACTTTTTACATTCATACCATCGCGCGTGTATTCAACGTTGGTAGCTCTTAAGAGATCCTGAGCATTATCATTATCCAGGTAGCTGAATATTCCTACGCATATCGTCGGATTTTCCTTGAATGTCCCCTTATCATTTATTAATAATTGTCGCTGGTGTTGATAAGTACTTTCTACATTTAAAAAGTCACCGGTGGATATATCAATATCATCGTCAACAAGGTTAATATCTATCATCTGTGTCGGCATACTATTGTAGTTTAGCTATTGTGTCTGTAGATACTACTGCACTTACAGCTCCGCCTGTTGCGCTTGTAAGGTTTGGCTGATATATGATGTCTGCGCTTTGCACAAACTGTTTCACGGCATCAGCAAAGGCGCCAATTTCTGCCTTTTGTTGCTCGGAAGGATTGGATATATTTTTTAGCATTGCGTCGATCAAAATATTTGTATCAAGTCCCATTATATTAAAAGGTTGTTTAATCGTGTTTTTAATTCCTGCAGATCAGAGAGTTTGCTTGATGGCGTTGTGGTACCTGCCCCATTTGAAAAGGTTTGCCCTATCAAGGCGCTGAGTAAATCGCTCATTATTTTAGTTAGGCTCTCTCCATTATGTGATACATTATAGCCATTACTATCGATCGTAAGTTTTGTAGTGCCTATATTTATCAGAGCTTTATCTATGTTGCTGGCGCGCACTAGTGTGTATTCACCTGGACCATCAATACTTGCTATTACTACATTACTGTTTACACTGGGTATGAGTAATAATCCGTTCAAGTTATCGCTTACGCCATTGAGTAGTACGTTGTCTACATTCGCGTCATAATCTGTAAGCAATACGCTCATTGTCGCTGCATCTTCATTTACGCTAACTACAGTACCGGACATTATTTCATGTGGGCGATTACTTAGATGCTGTAACCCGTTTTTTATCTTTGCTGCGTTCTTGCTCATTATTTAATTGCTATTTGCGGGCCTATCTCAATAATTCTTCTTGCTCCTCCCGTACCATATATTACTTCAATCCCTTCTACCAGATAAGTCCCATTTCTTTCTTTATACTGTGTGTCTTGTATATATGCCTTGTACCCGGGAAGTGCATAGGGTTGCAGAAAAGCATTTATTCTTCCCTCATATCCGGTATAGTTAAAGCGCTTTTGCTTTTCCTGTGCCAGCATTTTCAACACAGGTGACGAGGCAATATGATTGAGCAACTTCCTGTAATTTCTTATGATTGTCTTTTCTATCGCATCAGAGGATTCGCTAAGCTTTTCGCCCGTGGAAAGCTTTTTACTAAAGTTTACCTTCACAGGATTGTCATCAGGTACGCGTACCTTAAGGCTATTATCTTTTACAACATTATAACCCAGTCGGTAATTAACCGCAGACATATTAAATGTATCTGTTCCGTTAGTATAAGGTGTGTACACCAAGCCTGCCCAAAGAACACTCGGTTGAATAAAAAAGATAGAAATACAGCCATCCGTTTCCTTCAAAATAAAATCTATAACCTCGGCAGCTGTCCAGTTAGAGATTACTACATTGCTAAGACTAATGTCTGTATTTACCTGCAGGGTAATGCCCAAACCATCAACTGCTTTCTCTAAAAGACTTTTTATCGATACAGAAGACCAGGAACCAGAGATATTGTTTCGTCTCAACTTGTAGCTGTACCCTTCGCATTCTATCTCAAGTGGCATATTAAGATTTCTTCTTTTGATAAAGCCACTAAATTCCTCTTTAAGGTCATTGTTGTACCCCAGGCTAATGCTAACAGGATCACCATCATTAAATTGATTGCCAGTAATAACCTGTTTGGGATTAGAACTATTTATTTTTGTACGCAAATAAGCTATAGATGGAAGTATAATAGTTGCGGTATCTATATAGTTATGTATACTTTTTCTTATTGTTACCTGGTGCACACCAGTAAACTGCAACTGCTTCCCTGGGACTCCGATTGAAATAGCACTTTTTAAGACAAACATTATATTTCGTTTAAGCTGAAAATATTATTGCTTAGCAATTCTATTTCGTAGGGACATACATTTTTCACTCCTTTATTCTCGGGGAAAGAAATAGATGTGATCACCGCCTGGGCATCACTATTACCCACTGTTGATATTAGGAAAATGTCTGTGAGTGCTGATTGAATATATATAGGAGCATTAACATTAAAAAGGCTATTTATTATCTTAATATTCTGTTCCGGCCAATCTGGAGTATCATTAATAATCAGTCCCCTTATGGTGATCCTATAATCCTGTGTATATATAAGTTCTTTAACAGTACCATTTCTTTCGGTAAGAGGGGTTTCAACTATTGTTTTACGGCACTCCATACGAATAACCGGGTAAGGTAGCTCTGTAAGCGTATCAAGCGTTTCTCCAAGCCAAACCGGCATAAAATACTCCCTGCCGAAAGAGTCTAAACTATACAAAGGGCTACCACCATCTGCCTTTAGTTTTTTGTTTGGCGCCTTATCGAATTTAAACGCTTCGCTCTTATATCCGAACTGCTTTTCAAAAAGCTGCGCTATACTAAATGATACTTCTGCCATCGTTAGTCGTGTATTGCGTTTGCGCTATTAAGAATCTCCAGAAAAATCTCTTCCACTTTCTGCTTAAGACCATCATAACCTTGTTGAATGTTTTGTGCGTGGATACTGAAATTTTCTATGAAGGCTTTGTTGATATTGATATTGATAACTTTAGCCCCCGTTGTACCTATTGATGGAACATCATATTGACGTGAATAAGTTAACTCCTCATTTCCATCGGAATTATTTATACCTACTTTTTGAGCCTGTTCTTTTAGCGCGCGTTCTTCTGCGAAATGCTCAAACCCTTTAATTTGTGTTTCCGCGAAATTGCTTGTGTGATCAACTGCATAAGGAATTGACCCATCTATCAATTTGTAGTTCGGAACAAATTTTGATTGATTTTGAAGCTCATCAGCTCTTTTTTTTGCGGCAAGTATACCTCCCCTAGTCTGGCTTTCTGCATAATTCGATGTATTATCTACATCTTTTTGAAGTTTAGGTATTGAATTGTAATCCGGTACAAACGTGGGTGTTCTTTCAGGCTTAAATTTAAAACTGGCATACTTTGAGTCACGTGCTGCTTTTCCTTTTAATTCTTTGCCAGTTTTCGGATCTATTGATATTACTTCGAAATTATTTTTCGCTATTGGAAGTATGGAATTATCATAATAAGGCATTGCAGGCAGTGGATATGTTTTCTGAGAATTGCTATCTGAAAAAATCTTCTTTAGCACGTAAATACCTCCTATCGCTAGAGCAACTTCAGGCGCCACAGCAAGCAATCCAGCCTCAGCACCCAAACCTCCTATACCAGCCAGTATCTCACCAAAGCCAGCTTCCCCCAATGTAGCGGCTACACTATCTCCTGCAATTTCACTCATCGTACTTGCGCCTTCCTCCATTAAATTGCTCTTCAATAGAGACTTCGCACTCTCCTCAAGCACCTTTTTGGGTAAGATTTTTTTTAAAGAGCTACGTTTAAGTAAAGTCTGGATACCAGTCTTTGCAATACCCTTAAATAAACCTTTAGCTAACTTCTGATAAATTTTAGGTTTTTCACTTTCGGTATTATCTGCCTGGTAAAAAGATTCAGAATTTCCTATCTCCTGTTTTTGAGTTGCGACTTCAATCCTGTGTGTTATTTGCGTATTTATTTGTTGTAACGTATCCTTCCCGATTTCTACAGATCCAATTTTGATATTAATCTTTGTGTTTTCAATTCGTAAAAAATTCTTACTCATCTCTTCCACATCAGCAAGAGTATCTCTTAATACTTTCTGTGTTTTAAGCGCAGCCGCATCTATAGTATCGAATGCAGACTGTGCAGTAACCGCTATCTGAAGCCAGGCAGTGTTCATACCTATTATTTGTTGTAGCAAATCATTAAGGTCATTCATAGTCTGTTATTCATTTGTGTTTACGTATAAATGCGAGCTGCGCTATTTTTTGGGCAAAGGCTTCGTCGCTAAGGTTTTTATGATCAAGGCCCGGTAGGTAATATTCAAGCAGTGTTTCGAAGTATCCGAGGAAGTCGTGCGCCGGGCCGCCACGCGCCTCCTCTATAAGTTTACCAGTTTAGCCTTTTTGCCATCCATCTTCACTTTTATCTGTTGCACCAGGCCAAAGAACATCTGGTCATCATTTATTACTTCTTCATTGCCACCTATAAACGTGAGTCTTGCCAGTTCTTCATACATATCAAGTGCTGCATCTGATGATGCTTTACTCATGGCGCAATTCATTTCGTGGCGGCTGGGATTTTTAAAATACCCTATGTTATCGTCCACTACTATAGCATAAATGCCTTGTTTATACTGTTGCTTCCAGGCTTGTACCTGTTCATCGCTTTGTTTTCCCGTTAGTTGTTGCTCTGTTGTTGCCATACTGTGCTATTTAAATTTTTAATTTTTTGTTGGGTTTAGACGAAGGAAAATGATAGGCAGGGTTATTTCCATATGCTTCGCGCCCTGCTCCCATCCCAGTTCAAAATCTTTTACCTGTACTCCTACCAGCACATCCTGCTGTAGTGTCCTGTTCGATTTTGCTTTATAGGTAACGTGTACATCAAACTCCAGGTCAAGTATATCCTGCACGCCTGCTGAAAGTGCTGCAGTATGCAGATCATCCAGGCAACCTTTTAGTATTTTTATTTCACCTTCATAAGAGCGGTTGCCTGATTGTATGGCTATTGGCTGATCGCCTGCAGCATAAAGCGACTCTTTATCTTTAGACGCCTTATATTTTATGCTCCTTATTTTGGTAACTATGGCGCCTGCCAGCAGCACCTCCATATCAGCCCATTCGCATTCTTTACTATTGAAAAAATCCATTTCTTATTATTTAGATTTTGTGATTTAATGTGTTCTTATCCGTTGGCAGGGTTGCTGAAACCAAGTGTTACATTTATCTGCGAGCTATAGCCTACGGGTGTTATTTTCAGCACCACGTTCACGGTGTTGGTTGCCAGTACATTCTGGGCTGGGTCCACAAAGCAGTCTACGGCGCTTACTTCATTATTGGCAGTCATAGTGAGATTGATCTGGTTGATGATCTGCTGCTCCAGGTATCTGCAGTAGCCGGCATTCAGGGTACCATCAGCGTTTACGGGCACTTCATTATCCACTTCTTCCACATATGTGGCGTAGGCGAGTATATGTGCTTTGTCTATTACACGACCACGGGCTATTGTATCAAAATCATCAGTAGTGGCTGTGCAGGTAGGGTCACCAGTGAAGTAGAAGCCGCTCTTGTTGGGGAAGGTGCGGAAGGTGATAAATGCTTTATCATTCAGCACACTGGTATCAACATATTTATCTGCAGTAGTGCTGCCTATATACGCTATAGTGTTAGTAAGCGCACCTGTCTTTACGCGCGACGCTTTACGTTGCACAGGTATTACTGCCAGGCGACCAAGTAACAGGCCTATTGCTGCTGCTGCTCCGCTCACAGTATCGCCTATCAATACCGCTACACGGTTATAGGCAGTTGTGGTCATATCAGTAAGCGAGGTAGCAGTGCCGGTGTAGGATGTACCGCCTATTATAGCACGGAAGGGGGTTTGCTGAGCGAAGAATTGTGCAGCAAGCAATTGCATGTTTGCAGCAGCTAAATATACGTCAGCATTTATACCGTTTGTGGTTGTAAGCCCTGTACCACCGGGATAAACAGCAGTATCATCTGTAAGTATGCCAAGTACTTTTATCTTACCTGCGGCAAAGTTCAATAGCTTAATGGCGCCTGAAGTATTTGTTTTATCTGCTATGTCTTTGACTTTCATAGTAGATGGCACCAGCATCAGGTAGAGCTGTGCACCGTCACCGGCTTCATCATAAAACTCTTTTACCTGCCTGTAGGCAAATGGATTGGTAGCTGCTACAAGACCTTGTGTTGCTGCATCGCTAAGACTGGTAACGAGAAATGGTGTGCCTGCAACCAAAGGACTTGCACTTACACCGGTAAGCACTGCACCAGCTACACCATCGGCTGTTTGTATTACGCCACCAAGTGCGCCGTTGTCAAGGGTTATATTTACGTTAGGTAATGGCATTTATATTTTATTTTTCGTTTAGTAATTTATTTGTGTGTTTTATTATTCCGCATCTATATCATCCAGCTCTTCGCGGGTTATGGTTAGCACTTCGTCATTGTCCAGGTTGCGGGCATCATGTTCCCTGAAGAAGGCAAAGCCATCTGAGGTGAAATGGAATTCATCTACATTGGGATGATTATCGAAATAGGATTGTATGTTTTCGTTCATAATGGTTTAGTTAATTGGGCAGGTTGTCCGGGCACTGTTCCCAGCGGTCCTGTATTGCTACAGAACCGTGGTAACGAGTGGCACAGGTTAGCAACATCATTCTATGAGGGTTTATAGAGGGCCATATTATCCTGTGCTTTTGGGGGGCAATAGGATAGAAAAGAAATGATGAGTGCCTTATGGCCTGCTATTAGTAATATGATTGGCTTATTTGCTTGCTGTAACATATTTGGCCTGTGTGTACAGATCATACAATGATTGCTTTAGCTTTTGCCCATCCAGCTCTGCGGCCAGCAGGCTCGATAGTTTCAGCAGTACGGCATCCTGCAGTTGCGGGTCGCGCTGGCTTAGCTGCTGTACAAAGCATTTCAGTTTATCATTCAGATCGGTGTATTGTTTACAGCTATCTACTATGCTCAGCGCTTCTGTTATTTTATTCAGTGCATTCAGCAACTGTGTGCGCAGCACATCATCTACAGTGCCTGGTATTATAGCCGTGATAATATCAGCAGCGGGAGAGTTGAGCATATTTTTCAGCGCAGTAGTTATTTGCAATGCTGTTTCCACATGCGTATTTACATACTGGTCAAATTGTTTGAGGGCAGATTTTATTTCTGCGTTCGCATTAGTGCAGAACATATTGATAGGGTTTAAGGTTGTTTAATTTTTATTTGTGTTCATCTCCAGTACGCGCAGTCTGCCGGCAACATCATTTAGCCTGTGGTGTATCATTTTATCCTGCTCCTGCAGCTCACGTATCTGTTGCTCCTGTATGGCGCTGGTCTTTGTCAGTTGCTTTAGCTCGCTTACTATCTCGTCCAGTTTTTTTATCACCTGGTCCATCACTGTTTTTATCACAAAGCCCAGTATTGCGGCAAGCACACTTACAACAGCAACCAGTATCCATATTTTCACTTCAGATATCATAGCTCACAGTTTTAGGTACGCTTTGAAGACTAAGCAGACTGTACAATTGCAACAATGCCTTTTTCATCAGCGCGGCGCTTGCGGCCACCCATGCGTACCGATACGCTGTAGATATCGCCATAGTACTGCGGGTCACCAATCTTTTCGAAGAAAGTGATATCGCCCAGTGCGCGTTCTATGGCATTCATCTGCCAGCAAAGCACTGCATCGTTATCATCTGCTGCTGCAGCGGCACCAGTCGCTTTTACTACAGGGGTAGTGCTGTTGTCATAAACTACCACATTGCTGCGCATCATGATTTTGAAGCCAAAGAGCTGGCCAAGCACGCCATTCTTTGCATCGAATGCTGCACTGAAGTCACGATACTGTGTCTGGCTCATGTCATCTGTCAGTTGCTGAAACATGTCAGCGCTCAACAAGGCATAGCGTTCTTCCAGCGGTACGTTTTGTTTGTTCAGCGTAAGCTGTGCATACTTAAGATCAGTAGTAGTGAATTTCTTACGGGTGCCGGTAGTGCTATCCAGGTGCGATGCTACTGATGCACCTGTGGTACGAATGATACCCGCAGTGGTAGATGGCGACCATGATACCAGGAGATTGTCAGCAGTAAGCTGGCGCAGAGACGATTCATATTCATTCAGCACGCTTTCACGTTTGTTATAGCTCAGTTCCAGCGCATCTGCCTGCGGTATCAGTATCGGGTCGGTAGAGAACTCGTTCAGCACATAAGTCACATCAGTATCCACACGCTGTACTACAGTAGCCGGTAAAGACGACCTGTTCATTACTACAGTAGGTGTAGCACCTGCCTGCGGTATATGCACCACTTTACCATTCAGCACGTACTGGCTGGCGTCTGTAGATGCGAGGAGAAATTCATTGTTTTTAAAGAGGTTCCCCTCTATATGGTCTTCCCATATTTCTTTTTGAATTGCCATAGGGTTTTTAGGATTTATGATTTAAGGATTTGCAGCCTGTAAGGCCAATAAGATTTTAACAAGAGAAGAAGAGAAACCGGGTAGCCGGAGGAGAAAAAAAACAAACCCGTCTCCAAACGTTTGAGAACAAACGCTTACCCACTATCAGAACAAGGAAAAACTCGCTCCGGCTCCCGGTCACATCACATTATCCACCAAATTTTTCTTTAAAGATTTCCTGGTAGCGCTCAGGATTATTTGCTTTTAGCTCACGCAGCTTTCTGCCGCTTGGGTCATTGGCTTCAAAAGCATCCCAGTTCCATTGCAGTTCTGCTTTATCCCTTTCCGTAGCTTTCAGGTTTTCTACTATAGAGCGGTAGGCCGGCATTGCGCTTATTAAATTTTTGAGTCCTTCAGGATTATCGGCATAGTCTATTGCCAGTTTGTCTTTCAGCTCGCGGGTCACTTTTTTATCTTCCAGTGCTTTGTCCAGCAGTGCAGCTACTTCGTATTTTGTATGCGTCCAGTTTATATCGTCTATTTTTTGCAGTAGGTTATTCCTGTCGTTGCGCAGCATGTTATTATCCAGCTCCAGTTCTTCGGCCTTCAGCACTATGTGCTTTACTGCAGCCAGCATAGCTTGTTCGTCTGCATTGTCAGCAAGTTTTAATACACTATAGAGATCAGGTAATACGGCAGCGCATGGTTTCTTCATCACTATAGGATTTATATTCAGGTCCACCAGGTTTATTTCATTTTCCTGTGCATCATATAGTTTGGTAAGGGAGTTGCAGTTGCCGGGTATATCTACCAGGCTGCATTCTTTGTTATACCACTTGGTAATGGTAGGGCCAGTTTGCCCGGGAAGCATCAGTTGCGGGTCGGTAGAATATTCCAGCACTACTATATGGCCTACAGATGCTGCATTTAAAAAACCATTTTCTGCTTCATCATAGGTTTGCTCACCGCGCTCATTAGAAAGGTTGATGACCGGCACGCCTATTACCTTATCATTGTCCACGCGCAGCTCATCCCATTTCAGCGCCACACCGGCTTCACGGCGGTGCATATAATAGCCAATAGGGTTTTTGCGAAACTCATCGAGCTGGTAGCCTTCTGTCAGTAAGCGAAAGCCATACTCATTTACTGTACTGTCCGACAGCACATATTCTTTGTTTATCTTTTTGAACTTTTCCTGGGGGGTCATAGGTAAACCGTTATTTCTGACACAAAGATGAATCTGATACTGACGGCTGCAAAATCAGGAATCTATGGTACCGCAGTAAATGCGGTATGCTACCGCACTGGCTGTAGTACCATAGATTTTTTTTCGAAGATGACGCATTGGTAATGAACACATTATACATAGCGCTGTAACCCGAGGAAATTTTCAAAGTGAAATGGGCTGTTTTATGGCCATTTTAGGCAGCAATTCTTCCTGTTGTTCATAGAATAAATTGCTTGTAACATACTTTTTGCTGCCACATGCTGTTCAACACGCATCAATAAAATCCTGCATAACAAAACGGCCTTTTTATTTTTTTCTGAAAACAGGCTCAAAGCATTGTCAATACTGAAAACTTTCTTTTATGGTACCGCAGTTATTGCGGTATGGTACTACAGTAAGTGCGGTACCATACTTTTTCAATTTGTTCATTAGGTGTGTTTCAAATGACCTTTGTGCTATGAAGGATGGTTTAACAGACGGGCAAAAAAAGGAATGGGCGCAACTGTTGTTTACCCGTTTCGACCTGTCTATAAAAGAGATTGCCCTAAAGACCGGTGCAGGAGAAGAAGAGCTACGACTGTGGATACAGGAAGGTAACTGGGAAGGCATTCGCCGTTCCCTGCTTACATCAAAGGAAGTGCAACTAAACATACTTTATGATATACTGGAATCTATAACTACACGCATAAAAGAAAATGGCGCGGACAATACTAAAGATGCCGACCTGGTAATAAAATACACCACAGCAATAAAGAACCTGGAAACTGAAAGCAGCGTAACACAGATAATAGAGGTAGCCAAGAAATTTATTAACTGGCTGCAAACTATAAATATAGAACTGGCAAAAACAGTGACGTTGCGTTTTGATGCATTTATAAAAGAGGAACTAAGAAAGGTATAGCATGGCGAGAACAGAGAAACAGGAATTGGACGCATGGAAGGAATATGTGAAGAACATAATAGACTCTACACCTATAGACTTGCTGGAAACGACAGAACAGCAACACAACCGTATTGCAAGGCTGGAGGCTGATGCGGAAGCATGGTTCAATTACTATTTTCCTAAATACACGTTTGCCGTACCGGCCGCATTTCATATAGAGGCAACCAGGAGAGTGCTGGAAAACCCTGAATGGTTTGAGGTGCGTATATGGAGCCGCGAGCTGGCAAAGAGCACGCGTACCATGATGGAGGTCCTTTACCTATGCCTTACTGCTAAGAAAAGATATGTACTGCTGATAAGTAATAGTCTTGACAATGCAGTGCGACTCTTTATGCCTTATCGGGCCAACCTGGAGTATAACCAACGCATCATTCACGACTACGGCCTGCAGGAGCAGAGCGGCAAATGGAAAGCAGAAGAATTTATTACCAACAAGGGTGTAGCCTTTCGTGCACTGGGTGCAGGACAAAGCCCACGTGGCACGCGCAATGAAGAAGTAAGGCCAGATGTGTTATTGTTTGATGATATAGACACGGACGCTGATTGTCATAACCCTGAGATAGTAGCGAAGAAATGGAAATGGATAGAAGAGGCTGCCATTAGTACACGTTCTATATCTGCCGCCACACTTATCATCTTTTGCGGCAACCGTATAGCTAATGATTGCTGTATAGAGCACGCCGCAAAGCTTGCCGACCATGTAGATGAAATAAACATACGCGATGCGGATGGCCGCTCATCGTGGCCGCAAAAAAATAACGAGCTGGATATAGACCGCGTGCTCAGCCAGAAGAGCTATGCAGCGGCACAAAAAGAATATTTTAATAATCCTGTTACAGAAGGGTCGGTGTTTAAAGAAATGGCATACAAGCCTGCAAGGCCTATCACCGACTACTCATTACTGGTATGCTACACCGACCCTTCTTTTAGAGACACGAAGAAAAATGATTTCAAGGCTACCGTACTTGTAGGCAGATGGCAGGATGAATTTCATGTATTAAAATGTTACCTGGAGCAAACTACTACTGCCCGCATGATAGAATGGCACTACACCATGATGCAAATAATTGGTGAAAGCAGTTGCTATTATTTTATGGAAGAAGTTTTTCTGCAGGATATATTGCTGAAAGAGTTTTATGCTGCAGGAAAACGAAGCGGCAAGGTAATACCCATCTGTGGTGACAGGCGCAGCAAACCAGAAAAGTTTATGCGCATTGAAAGCCTGCTGGAGCCGCTGAACAGGAATGGCAAGCTATTTCTAAACGAAAACGAAAAGCACAACCCGCACATGCAGCGGCTGCAGGAACAATTTTTAGCACTTGCCCCAAAGAGCCGCGCGCACGATGATGGGCCGGATGCGGTGGAAGGCGCTGTGTGGATAATAAATAACAAAGAAGCTGCAAGGGCAAGTGGTAATATTACCATTATAAAAAAGCCGCAAAGCAGACAGGCATTTTGAACTTAAAAATTATACTTTTGGTAAAACACCCTGACATGACATTGAAAGGTATATTTATAGCAGCTGCATTACTGCTGGCAAGCGCACATTCATTTGCACAGGAAGACAAAGAAGATAAGGCTGCAAGACTAAAAGCAAGGTCTGATAATGCTGCATTTGGCAAACAGATAAAGTTGCTGAAAGAGTATAAAGAAGAGCTGAAGAAGTTGCCCAAGCTGAGCAAAGAAAATGGTCATCCTGCAAAGATTGTTGTGGAGATAGACTCTGCCAGTGCAGATGATGTAATAGCCCAGAATATGACCATAAACGGCTACATAAAAGAAGACCTCGGCGACATGAGCGTTACTGCCTATGAAATACAATTTGACCGTGCTACGCAAAAAATAATTGCTGTAAAAAATGACCTGGATGGAGTAGATATTTCCACCGGCGACGATAAATAGATAATACTATATTCCAATAACCTTTAACCCTATATCCCTATGCCACTCATTACCCAGGCCGACCTCGGCACACATCTCTATGCAGATGTGCTGAGCGAGATAACCCGCGCCGATGATACCATCGTTAGCAAAGCTATTGATACTGCGATACAGGAAGCCAAGATGTACCTGGCCCGCTATGACCTGCTGCAGTTATTCGGCGATGATACCACACCCGCCACCATACAGGATGAATACCTGAAAAGCCTGCTGAAGGATATTGCCTGCTGGCACATTATAAGGCTGGCAAATGCGAATGTAGATTACAATGCTTTCCGCACTGCTTACCAGGATGCCATTGCAGCACTGAAGAGCATTATGTGCGGCGATGCGAACCCTGCCGGCTGGCCTTACCGCGATACCAGCGCAGATTCTTTTCCTGATGGGG